CAAGGTCAGCAGTAGGACGGTCGCGATAGACCGTGCGGATCGTTTCGATGGTGTCATTGGTCTGGGCCTGTATGGCCGGCAGCTGGGTGCCGAGGTTCTGGTTGAGCGCGGTGGTGGCCAGCGCGCTGTAGTGTTCGAGCGCATCGCGGTCGACTTGGAGCTTGTCTGCTGCGCGGGCGTCGCTGGCCAACACGTCGTTGCGGCCATCCTGAAAGCGCCCCTCGCCATAGCGATGCACGGCGGTCACTCCCAAAGTCATCAACGCGGCCGCAACCAGCCCCACACCGGCATAGAGGTAAATGCTTTTCATGGATTCTCCTTGTCGCCGGCGGTCGGCGGTGTTGCATTGATGAGGATGCTTGCAGCGCGGTCGCCCTCGTCCGATTGCACGCCGAGCCGAAACCTCACCAGGCGCTCAAGCATGCGGATGCTCACCGTTGCACCCAGCCAACCGCAGACCCCTACACAGACGCCGGTCCATTGCGGGGATAGATGAAGTTGCTGGCAGATCAGCATCACCAGGATGCCGACGAAGCCAGCAGCCATAGACTCCAACAGTGTGCGCCACATCGAGATATGCCCGCCGGCATCGAGCGTACGCAACACATGGCCAAGCGCACCGCCCACGCATGCAAACAAGGGGTACAGCACCAGCTGCCACCAGGTAAAATTGAGCGGCGGCTGATCCATGTCAGTGCGCGCTGTCTGCATGGCCGATCACGGCGCCGCCTCGACAAAGGGCGCCATGCGGTTCATCCAGCCTGCCGCGTTCAGCCCTTGGCCGATGTTGGGTGCCGTGCCGCGCTTGGCATCGGCGGTGATGATTTCGCCGTAATAGCACAGCCGCTTGGCCAGGTACCGGCGATAGATGCTGGCCGTGTTGCCGCCGTTGACCTTGCCTGCTGTCACGCTGCCGATGTTGCCATCCTGCACCACGCCGGCAATCGCCTGCAGCCACTGCACGGCTCGCGCTTGGCCATGCTGGATGGCGGCATCAAATACCAGCTCGCGCAAATCCGCGTCGGCGATGTAGCCGATACCCGGTGCGGCGAGGTAATTGGCCACATAGATGGCCGTTGCCGTCTGGCGCGTCATTGCCTGCACGTCGGCCACCGAGGCCGCACGGCCAAGCCACGCCGATAGCGTCGCCTGAGTGATTCCGCAATTGGTCGGGCCGCCCTTATCGGATGCGCGATTGCTGAAACCGCCCTCGCGGTCGAGCACGGCGTCGATCATGCGCTGATCAGCGGGTGCGAGCGTCATGGTGCCACGCTCGCGATGTTGGAATGACTTTGACGGTTTGGCATGCAGTCAGCATGCCGGGCCAGCTGTGCCAGCTTTACCGGACAGGTGGCACACGTACACCGCTTACGTCACGTTAGAGTCCGGCACATCGGGCCACTGGATCTCTGTAGGAAACCCGGGCTGATCGGGAATGCCCCGCAGCGCCTGCCGATAACTCAGCCATGCCGCACGCTCGGCATCAGTGAGCGGCGCATCGACAACCTGCGTCCAGTCGCATAGACGGAGCAGGTTGTCGCGTTGCAGACGTATATCCGCACAGGCAAGAGCCGCTAACAATTCGGCGGACAATTTATCAGCTGCCGACTCGCCGGATTGCAGATCATCGGCGGAGACGATGGACCGGTAGCTGGTTGTAGTTATGGCATACATGATCAGCGCTCCAGACGGTAGCCAAAAACATCAATGTAAGCACCGCCTGCAGTTGGCGCACCGTTAAATTTATAGCTCACTGTCTGGCTAGCATCCGTCGGAACCTCGGCATAGACAGCCTGCCCTTTATCGACTGAAAAAATGCCGTAGTTACTTCCTACGCGGTTAGGAATATCGATCTTGAACGTCTGATCAGTAGAGGTATTAGTCAGCCTCAGATAGGCCAGCTGGCAGATTGACGGAATCCATGCTGCAAGGCTCACATTGGTTGTTGCAATCGCCGTTCCCAAGGCAAGTGGGCGAAAACCATCAATGCCTATCGATTGCAGCCAACGCACATAGAGGCCATCGTGGAAAAAGTTCCACACATTGCCGCTGCCGTCAGTGAGCAAGCTGCCGAGATAGCGTCGGCTTGTGTCGCCCGTCTTGGCTCGCGCGGTGCCGCTATATGCTACAGCCGGCGTAGTCGTGACCACCTCGACAGCCGGCACGCTGCCATTGAGGAACAGATACACGTGGTACCACGTCGACGCTGCCAGCGTCATTCCGGTGATCGCGATATCTGCAGGAGAAAACAACACCCGGCCAAGGCCCTGAATAAAAGCAGCACCGCTCCTTACTGTTAGGGCATTGCCAGACGCGTAAACCATTTTCAGGCCGTCGATATGCCCCGGCGACAAGAGCGCACCGGCAAGGGCTTTGACGTTGACGCCGGCCTGCACTAGCTCCAGCAGTTCATCGCCTTTGATAGCTGCTGCGAGGCCGAGGTCTGAGATTTTCTTTGCCATGCTTAGGACTCCGTGATGCGTGTGTCGCCGGCTTCGGTGATGCGGGTATCACCGTCCTCGGTGAGGCGCGTTTGACCGCGCGTGTAGGTAAATGAAGCATTGAGCGGTTGCCAGCTGGCGAGGCCATCGCGTACGGCATCGATCTCCACGCGCACCGGGCCATCGGCGGTGACCAAGGGCGTGAGCGTGGTGGTGGTGACGCCGGTGGTGGTGCTGTTGAGTACGTTGTTGACATACACGCGCACCGTGTAGGTCGTTCCCAGTTCCGGACCGATATTTGTCTGCAACGTGTCCACCAGCTGATCGGCCTGCAGCAGGCGCGAGCGATGCGCCCATGCAAGCACCAGCGCACCCTCGACCGTGGCCGGATAGCGATTGCCCACCAGAGTGAGGTTGCCCGGCGGATACGGCCGCGCCTGTCGCTGTTTCATCGGTAGGCTAAGCGTGGCCGCCAGCGACTGATCGAGCATGCCGGCGCCGGAGACAGTCAGCAGCTTCGCGTTGATCGTTTCACCGACGACGTACTGCGCGCTGTCCGCGCCGGTGTAGTCCTGATAGAACCACAGACGCGCACCCAAGGCATGCGAGGCCGGCACCGTATCCGCGCAGCCACGGGCGAGCGTGACAGCGCCGGTGATAGTGTTGATGCCATCCACGCGCACGATCTCGGCATCGAGCAGCGCTGCACTGCCGATCTGCACGGCCGAGAGGTCATCGAATGCCGCCAGCGCGATCGCGGTATCGGTTGGCCCGATCGCCGTCGCGGGCGTGCCGGTGGTGATGAAGTCGCCGCCGCCACGATCAGCGAACGCGGCCGAGCCCAGCTGCGTGAACAGGTGATAGTTGTAATTGACGCCAGACGGGCGCACGGCCAATGACTCGAGATAGCCGACATCCGGCGTTAGCAACTGTAGGTTGGCCGGGTCCATCGAGCGCACCAGGTCGCGATACGGCATTTCCACCACCTGCGCCGTGGTGATCGCCTGCGGCGTGCGGTCGGGCTCCTGCCACAGCGTGCCGCCGGGTGCGAGGTAGGATGTGGACGGCAGTGCAAACTCATCCTGTGCCCAACTGATCGTGATGCTGCGCGCGGTGCTGTCGCCATAGTTGACCTTGAGCACGCGGATCGGCATCTGCACCACTTTCTCGCGCGACCAGCTGAGCAGCAGCACATCGCCCACCTTGATTTTCCAGCGTGTGCTCTTGACCTTGCACTCACCCTTGGCCAGCAGCGAGCTGAGCGTATGGCAATCACGGGCGGCCATGCGGCTGGCCAGCGCGGCGTTCCACGCGCCCGGATAGGCGGTGGACTGGTCCACCACTTTGCCCTGCGCCTGAATGTTGGCCAGGTTCTGATACACCACCGCCGCATCGTCGTTCGTGTCGACGTCGCGATAGGTCACGGTGACCTGATTCACCGACTGATCAAGCACCGGCACCTGAAAGCTGGTCATCTCGATAATGTCGTTTTCATCGAGTACGGTGTCGGCATTGGCCGCCAGCGTGGTCACGTTGTAATCCGCGCGCAGCAACCGGATGCCGGCGCGGTTTGTGGTCGGGTCGATGTAGCGCAGCGCGCCGATATGGTTGATGACGATGTTGATGAAGTCGCCCACCGCGTCAGCGGATGACCAC